TGGCATTACCTAACTAGGGGGTGGGCATTAGGTAGGTGAGTGCAGTCGGCAGTACCCATGCAAAGAAGGCCATAGCCCCGACGGCGTACCACATGCGGGTTTCGACGCGGCGAAGGCGGGCTTCGTGGTCGTCGAAGGCGGCATTAGCTCGACGCTCGTGGCCGTCGAATCGATCGCGCTCGGCGGGGAGTTGGGATTTAATGACGGCAACGCTAGTAGATATGGCTGCCACCTCGATTGATATTAGCTTGAGTTCCTGAAAGATTTCCCGCTCAGTGGCGGCACCCATGCCGGTCACTCTATCGGCGCGCTCGGCACGTTGGCCGTTGCGAGGTTGAAGCCGAAGGCCCCCGCGATGAAGGGGTAAACGACGCTGGCGGCCACGTACCAATCGGGCAGGCCGCTATCGGAGACGGCGGCCCAACCGAGACCGAAGGCACCAAGGGCGGTTCCAATGACCCCGAGGGGAACATATACGCCTAGGCGGCGGGCTTTGGGGGTGAGGGCGTCGAGTAGGGGTTTCATTGGTTTGCCTTCGCCGCGGCCAACGCGACAAGCGAAAGGCCCTTTTGAATGTCGATGTATTCGTTGCGGGTCACGCGGCTGTCTTCGGTGCCGGGACCTTCGGCGTAGGTGCGGGACCACGCAAGGCCCATGGTGGGGATTGTGGTCACAAGGAACCCCTTGTATTCGACCACGACACCCTTACCTTCGCGGTGAATGACTCGGCTCATTTGGGGGGTGGCGGGGGTGTTGAAGGGGGCGAGGTCGCGACCGAACTCGGCGTGGCCTAGTGTCCACTCACCGTCGGCGGGGCCGTTGGTAGTGGTGCTTCGGGCGTGGGTGGTGAATAGTCCGGCCATGTCGTCTCTCTTTTCGGTGGGGGTTGGTGCAGGCTTGGCGGTGTAGCGGACAGCGATCCATTCGCCGTGCCACGGTTCCGATTCAATTGGGAAGATAAAGCCGTATTCGGGGTGAGCTCGAAGCCATGCGCGCATGGGGTTGTTGCAGTCGATCGCGCGGCCGCTACCGTGGATTGAGGTCCCTGGAATGGCCCCCATGCCTAGGGGTGAGGTTCGGACGTACCGAACCCCTAGCCAGGGGCGTACGTCGCCATAGGAACCGCTTCCGGCGGCTTGCGTTGTATAGCGGGAAAGGAATAGGGCCACTTGCTCGGCGTACGACCTATATGTTTCGGTGAGACCCGTTTTAGGGCAACCATTGTTAAAAGCGTGCTCAAGGGCGGCGGCGGCGGGGGCGTCAAGCTCAAACCCAGGGAGGGAAATTGAGATTAGTTTCATAGTGTCAACGCTCATGGGGTTGTGCTTCGAGTCAAAAAGTCGGCTTCGATTCGGGGTAGGTCGGCGCGCACCCCTTCGGCCACGTCGGCCAGTTGACCGAGACCGCACACGATGGGTTCGGCGGGCGCGATGGGGGTTACTTCGCCTTTATCGTCAAGCCAGGCTAGGTGGGGTGTGACGGTGACGCCGGTGACGATCAGGCGGCCGTCCATTAGTTCACCAGGCCTAGAGATAGGAGACCAGCGCGCATGTTGTTGGTCAGTGCTATGACGGTGGCCAGGTCGGTTGCTGCGGCGGGGGTTCCGCCGGGGCGCGCGGCGGGGGCGGTCCCAAAGAATCCGATTCGGTTGCTGGCCCCGCTGCGGTCGATTCGGATGGCGTTGGTGTAGGTTTCGTTGCCGTTGGTGGCGGTGCCGGCGTCGGCTACTCCGAACACCATTTCGGCGCCTTCACCGCGTATGACGAACCGGTAGTAGGTTTGGTCTGCTCCGCCGATTGTTCCGGCTCCGGTCCACTTGTAGAGGTGGAGGGATTCGCGGCCGCCACCGGTTCGGGCGAACACAAACCCACCAGCTGAGGCGTCGGTGATAGCAAATTTTTGGGCCGCGTAGTGGTGGCCCGAACCATCTTCGGCCAAAATTTTGGATGCGACTGATCCGTCGGAGTTGACCACGTTAAACAGCACTTGGCCGTAGCCCCATGTCGATGCTTTGAGGGTAAGCAGGGGAGCTGAGCCCCCAAAGGCACTTTCAAGGAACATGAGCGGGGCGGCGGTTGACGCTTGGGTGCCGTGGAAGCCGTAGGCGGTGGTGTCGTTGATAGGGTCGTTGATTGCGATTTGGTGGTCTAGGTAGATGCCCCGGGAGCCGCCGCCGTCTTTTTGTGAAACCAAAATCCCGGTCGATCCGATGGTGTCCACACCGACACCAATGATTTTCACGTTGGGTTGACTGGACGTCAGGTGCATCCCGTAACCAATTTTGGCGGGGCTTTGGTTGAACGCGACGTTCCACCAGTTGTCTCCGGCGCCGTAGTTGGCGTCGGTGACGACGTGCGGGGTGCCGTCAGTGTCTTTAATTGCGGGGATGCGGAACCGGGCGTCGAGCGCGGTTTGGGTGAGCGACACACCGGACACGAATCCGGCTACGGCGGTGTCGGCGGGTAGGGTGTTGGGTCCGGGTACGCCTTGAATGGCGTTTGCGGTGATGTAGGCGCTGGCATCGGTAACCCATGCGTTGAGGTAGGAGGCGAGCGCGGCCCACTGAGAGCCCCACCAGGCGGACCAGGCGTCAACCCAGGGGAAGTGGGTGTTGACCCACCATGAGCGCCACCAGTCAAGGATGCGGTCGCGGTTTTCACCGTTGGCGGGGGCCCATGGGCTACCTACCCCGACAACGGGGGGTACTTCGGGTGTGGTGAGGGCGGGGGCGGCGGCGGGCGCGGCGGGCTCGAAGGGCGCGGGGGGCGGAAATATGGCCATGCTTCGATCCTATCAGTTATAAGAGGCAAAACCCGGGCGGCTTGGGTATCCGAGGTTGAATTGCGCCCCCGGGTTGCCCTCGTCGCGGTCGAAGACTGAGAGCATGAGCACTTCAAAGGCAAGACGAAATTCTTGGTCAACGTTGAGGTAGGCGGCGCGTTGTGCTTCGAGTAGCGCCATGATGGATTGGTTACGGCCCTGGGTCGTTTTGCTGTCGGTTCCGGTGTCGGCTATTTGTTCGGTGCCGGCCTCGTGGCGGTTGGTGGCGAAGCGTTGGTCGGCGGCCCCGGTGGCGTAGTCGCCTGAACCTGAAATGAGCGATTGGGGAAAGTCGCTGCCAACGTCTAGGCGGTGGTCCCATCCGTCTTTGGTGAGGTCGGGGGTCCGTGTGGCGGTTTTGCCGTAGACGGTGTCTTCGGTGGTGTTGGAGTCGTCAAGGGGCAATTCCACGGCGGTGGAGCGCCACCGGCGGTTGAGTGTCGACGTGGGGCCGAGGTTTTCGCCGGACCAGCGAAGCACGGCGTTGGCAAATTCGCCTGGGGTGTGGTAGGCGATTCGACGCGATCGGTAGTAGCCGAGAAGTGAGCTGAGGGCAACGGGACGATAGGCGGCGTCGAAGAGGGGAAGGTGCTTGAGGTAAAGAGAGTCGATGGGTGTTTCGGTGCGGGTGCGCTGCCATGTGAGGGTCTGCAAGAGCATGTCGGGTACGTGGATAGTGCCTTCACCCCCGGGGAGCACAATATCGAAGGCGGCACGCTCAACGACATCGATCGTGTAACCCTGTAGGTTCAGGGCTTCTTCTAGCGTTTGTGTAAGGGCTACCATGGGGCATTCTACCTCTTCGGCTAGTAACTGATACCGACGCGGGGGCCGTTTGGGGTTTGCTGCCCCACTTCGGCTACGGCGGTGACGACGGTGGTACCCCGCTCGAAGCGGGCGGCAATGCGTGCTTTTGCGTCGGCGGGGACCGAGCCCAGTACGATCACGTCTTCACCCTGCCAGAAGCTACGGCGATCCATGGGGTCAAGCCGCGGGGGTACAAAGGCACGGTCGATCGCGTAGCCGCGACGGTTCCATTGCGATAGTAAGGTTTTGATCCTGCCCGCCGTCGGGACCATGATAACGACGCGCGCCATATGACCACCATTTTTTGCTCGCCATGATCCGCTAACTTCCGAGCCGCCGCCCTGCCCCGATGTGGCGCGGGCGTCGGCATTTTGGAAGGCAAATTGTGGGAGGGTTTGGTTCATAGTGGCAGTCATGCCAAGCCGAAATTGTTGGAATGCTGAGGCGGCGGTCATGCCGCCCACTTGTACCGTGTTCCCTGATTGCATCGAGGTACTAAGCCCGCCGGTTAAGCCCCCGGCAATGGCACTCGTGGGGTTTCCGCTTGCGATGCCTGACGCGGCGCCGATCATCCCTGAGGCGGCTTGTACTGAGGCGTTAAGGCCGGTGATGGTGAGGGAAGTGTCGTTAGTGATTTCAGCGTTAATGATGGCAGCGAAAAGGCCCCTGAAAAACTGGTAGGGGGCAAACTGTCGGGATCCTTGGCCGCCTTGGTGGGCGAGACCTATTCCGTGTTGCATGGCGGTTGAGGTGCCGCCAAAGGAAATAGTTAATCCGAGCTCGCCACCGATGAGACCGCCGTAGCCTACGGGGATTGCATGGATGGTGCCTTGATATACGTCGGGCACTAGGGCTATTTCGAGTCCACTTGATAGCCAGGCTTCGGGCTTCATTTCGAGACGACTAGTGCCGTCAGTTAGTACCACTTGACACCCGGCGGCGCTAGTGACTAGCTTCCGGTATGCGGTGGCGCCATAGTTCGTGAGAATGGTTTCTCGCCACCCAGATAGCACGGTTTGATTCTCGGTGTTGATAGTGACATTGGCGCTCCCACCAGCGCTGGCGATTCCGGCGGCTTCGGCCCATAGGGGGCTTGAGGGGTCGTTGAGTTCGGCGACGCTGGCGGGTTCGGTGCTGTCGCCGCCACCGTCGACGGCCCATTCGGGTACAAACATGATTTTTGCAATGCCCTGCAACACCCATGGGGCGTTAGACATGATGGATAGATAGCGGCGTAGGCCACCCATGGTGAACACCCACACACCGCCGGATTGCTGTACCCCGTCAATTGCTTTGACAGTGGCCCCCGAGGTTGAGGGGGTGAAGTAGACGCCGAGCCCGTTTACCCACCAGATTTCGGGGTCGGGTGTTGTTTGGGCCGGTAGGGTCCCTGAAATGACGGGGTCGCTGTAGGGGTGGGCCCCTTGGGTGATTCGGTCTTGAAGGGGGGACACGAGAAAAGGCACGGCCCCGAGGGTGTTTGTTGACACAACAATGGCTTTCATGTTGGCCAAGTTGGTGTCGGCTAGGTCGGCGAGTAGGGACCCATATTCGGGGGTTAATTCGATGGGTTCAGGGGCGTCGCAGTATTGGGTGCCGTAGGTGTCCCCTTGGCTGGCCGCGACGGCTACGTGGCCGAAGCGCCAGGTTGAGTAACCGATCGTATAGGGGTAGGTGGTGCAGTCGTCGGGGATGACCGAAAAAACACTGGTAGTGGGGTTGAGGTAGTCGGCGGAAAGATAGCCGTACCATTTGGATCCGTCGGGGAGGGTGAACCTGCCGTAGTTGTAGGAGCTAGCCACCCCGAGGGGGAAGGGGAGTTGCAACGACGACCAGGGGGACCAGCGCGCGGCCGTAGTGGAATAGGCACGGCCGCCGCCTATTTCTGTGGCAATGAAGGCGTCGACGGCGGCTTGGTTGATAGGGGTGTAGAGTCCTTCGGCGTCGAGGGGGCAAGTGACGAGCACCACGGCGACGGGGGTAGTAGCCGGGGCCGCGCCCGGGGTGGGGTGCTGACCCGGGCGGTTGGTGAAGTCGGGAATATCTGCCAGGTCTACCACTGGTCGACCACCGAAACGATTTGGGCTCCCTTGAAGTAGCGGGCGTTGATTTGTTGGGCGGCGAGCTCGCGCGGTTGGAATGAGCGCTGCCGAATCGCCTTTGCACTGCCCGTGATTGCTTGTACCTCGTCGTCAGTGAGGCGCTCCTGTTTCTCTTGCGCGCCCGGGCGAAGGCCAAGGGCGGTAAGTCCCTCGTTGTAAAGGCGCATTGCTACGACGTGCGAGCGCTCGACGGTCTCGGGGTGGACGCCGAAGTCAAGGGTTTTGATTGAGTCGAGTGCTTCGGGGTCGGCGGTGAATGAGGGCAACCCGGATAGGGCGTTGTCGACGAGCACTTGCGCACTCACAAGCTTGTCTTGATTGGTGACGACGACGACACCATGTGTGGTGGCGGCCATGTTGACATTTACTACGAGCATGGCCCGGGCCATGATGTTGGCCCATAGGTCGATCGTTTGGGCGTCGTAGTTTTGGCGGAGGGCGTCGCCCCAAATGGGAACCCCTTTCCACTCTGAAAGGGACCCGTTTGTGTTGAAACGGTTTGAGGTGGGGACCCCGGTTCGGGGTGAGTATGTGGTATAGCCGGACGTGTAAAACAAGTCATCGAGGGGGCCGACAGCGGCGGCACGGACCACAGTAAAGCGGCCGTTGGCTCGCTCTATGGCCCCGGCCTCGAAGGGGGCGTTTGGTCGCAGGTGGATGAAGGCTGCGAGCCCTGTTTCGGTGAGTAGGGTTCGCTCAAGCAACATGGGGTTAATGTTGGGTGGCAGGCCCACCCACTGAAAGCGGGTTGCCGCCATACCCATATAGCGCGAGTGGTAGTGGTCAAACAGGCTCGTTGCGTCACCGTTGAGCCACGGTGAAGTCTCGGCTGGTCGTTTGGCGTCGGGGTATCGTCCCATAGGGGCGATCCTACCGGAAATGCGCTCGACTGGCGTTTTTCGGCGCGAGGGACTATCGTGGTCCTACACCAGGCACAAGGTCGGGTGGCACTCAACTGATCAAAACTCAGATAAGGAACCACACTCATGAGCAATTTCGCAGGGGCAATGCCCGCCGCCAAGTTCAAGACCCACGGCGACACCTACCAGGGAACCGTTGTCGAAACCCGCATGGTTCCGGTCCCCGCATTCGTCAACGGCAAGCCCGACGGGTTGCAGTTTGACGAGGCGGGCGAGGTCATTCTTCGCCCTGACGTGGTGCTCAAGACGGACCACGGCGTCTTCATCATCCACACCGGGGGCGGTTTGTACTTCGCTCTTGGTGCCGCGCTCGCCGAGATTGGCGAGTCGGACCTCGAAGCGGGCGACAAGCTCACGATCGCTTACACCGGCGATGGTGAAGCCGAAGAGGGCTTGAACCCTCCGAAGCTGTACAAGATCAAGATCACCAAGGCGTAAACCTACGTCGGCAACTTTGACGGCCCTCGACCCTTCGGGGCCGGGGGCCGTTAGAGTCTCTATAGAGAGCGAATAGGTGAGCGCATGACCACTGAAACACGGGTTCGCGAGTGGTACGACTACCGCGCGTTGAGGTCCCGCAACGCCTTGATAAGCGTGGTGGCGGGGCCGCCGCGCATCGGTAAGACCTTCGGCGCCAAGCTTGACGCCTGCAAACTTGGCATCGAAAAAGAGCGCGTTACCGTATGGGTTCGCCGCACCCTCACCGAGCTAAACCCGGCCAAAGACGGGTTCTTCGAGTCGGTCGCTCCGTTCTTTCCCGGCGTCGAGTTCCGCGTTCAGGGCAACCGCGGCCAGTACCGCGAAGGAACCAAAGACGTGTGGCAAACAATCGTTCGCTTCACTGCCTTATCGATCGCGTATCAAGTTAAGGGCACCGAGTATGCCAACGCCGACCGCATCGTCTATGACGAGTGCTTCACACCTCCCGGGGGTAAATACCTCGAAGACGAGGTTGCGAAGCTGCGGCGCCTATGGTTCACGATCAACAACAACCGCACCGGCCGCGACGGCCGCGCGCGAACTCGCATCGATTTACTTGGGAACCCCCTAGAGCTTGACAACCCCTACTTTCTAGAGTGGGGTTTCGACGGTAGTCGAGAGTGGCAAAAAGGAACGGCCACCGGCGGCGACGTTGTTCTACACCTCGTTGACCCGTCGAAGTATGAGCGACGCATCACACGCACGCTCTTTGGAAGGGCAATCAGTGAAGCCGATATTGAGTACGCCGACGGGACCTATTTCACTGACGACCGCGGTTTGGTGGTCGAGAAGAGACCAGACGACGCTAAGCCCATGGTGACACTCGCTACTATGAGGGGTGTCTATTCACTTTGGGAAGCGGCCGATTGGTCGGCCATGTATGTAGAACCGTACCCATTGGCTGAAGGCTTGGGTAAAATGACTGTCGCTTTTGAGCCACTAGCCGTGGGTCCCGGCGTTGTGTACGCCGATGCGAAGCATTTCATGCGTAAGTTTGCGCGCCGCCACTACCGCAACGGCGGGGCCCGGTTCGTCACGCAACACGCCCTAGCGGCCCGTCAAGCATTGGCCAGGTAGGAAATGGCCGCCATTCGCACACCTAAAATTTCCCTTCCCCGGGTGAGTAGTAAGACTATTGCCAAGGACATAGATAGGGTGCTGCGGCGCCGGGAGCAAAACCGGGTGAACAAAGCGGCTCAGCGCGCGCGTGACGCGGCCGGGGTTGCGGCGGCAAAGCCGGGGCCGCCACGGGTGCACGGACCCGCGCCGAAGAGGGCGCAGGATACGGCGCGGATCCAACGGGAGCGACGCGCGGCCGTATTGAGCGAATTACCGGACGTGAGAAACCCCGCCGTCAAACTTCGCGTTGGTGAGCAAACTGAACGCTTTGCACCACAGAAAAAGACGAGGGCGGGTCAACTACGCCAAGCGCAAGCGATCAGGGCTCAGGCGGCCGCTCAGCGCTTGCAGGGGGTGGGTAAGAGTCGTCAAAGCCAGCTGAGAAACGAACTTGACTTCGGCCCCAACGCCGAACGGCTACAAGAGGCAATGACCCCTGAGCAACGGCACCGCTTCCAAGTGTTGAGCGAGCGGATAGCGAAGGGGGCCCAACAATCAACGGCCATTCTCTTTGACTACGCCGGAGGACAAAGCGCTTACAGTTCGGCGCTTGAGCGCATCTTAGCTAGCCCCGAATCGCGCGACGTTGAAGAGGGCTTAGCGATCCTGGCGCAATTGGCCGAGACGGCTGGTAAGGCGAACGCCATGTATAGACCGAAGGCGCTTGGTAAGCGACTCACCGTCTAGGCCCGTATCTAGGGCCGGTGGGTGTATGCTGGCCACGTCGACCGCCCATTTAACCCCGGCGACAGGATCGAGAACCACCATGAACGAAAACGCCGCCACAAGCGACGAAATACCCCTAGGGGGCACGAGTACCCCCGAAGCGAGCGGGCGCAAATCTCGCGTTAAGCGGCCCTTAACAAGAAAAAGGCCCCGCCACGAGGTCGAAACACTCGACTACCTAGGGGCCGCTAAGCGCTTCATCCTGGCCGCCGGACGCCGCGTAGGCGACGCCGACGAACACGAGTTGCGCGCACTACTGCTATTGCAAGTCACACTTGACGAGGCCGTACAAACGGCCGTCGACGGACAGCGCGACAACGGGGGCAAGTCGTGGGCCGACATAGCCAGGGGCACCGGCAAGAGCCGTGAGGCCGCCTTCCAACGTTGGGGTGCAAAGTGAATGCACAAGAGCTCAAAATGCTGATCAACGCGGAAGAGTACGCGCGCCGAGTAGCGCGCGGCGAAGTGGCGGGCGTGACTACGGCCGACTTGACGCGGGCCCTTGATAATGGGGTGGTGTTGTGTGACGTGGGCTCGCTGTACCCCGCAGTTATGCGGGCAAAATGACGGTCGAGCGCGAGGCCGAAGTCACGCCATGGTTTGCCGACGACTTCGAGACGACCACTGATTTTGACGGCCCACCCGTACCATACGAGTTGAACGCCGAAGAGGTCGAGCAACTGAGCAACCTCACCCCCGGGGATTCGCGGCTCACCGTCTTAGGCGCGAAAATTGTGAAGGGAAAAGTAGTAACCAAGACCCGCACCATTACGGCCGTACGAGCCGAAGACGGCACCCTCACGGCCACGGCCCGCACTGGCCGGGTGCGAGTGTGGGCGTGGGCAATTGCGGTGGTTACAAGTGAGCGCATCTTCACGGGGACAACCATCGAAGAGTACGTCGATAAAGCGGCCGAACTTGGCGGGATTCACTGGTTCCATAACCTACGATTCGACGGCGCATTCCTTGACGCCTACCTCATCGACAAACACCCCATTGGGCTAGGGTTAAAGGTTGGCGACTGGCGCCCCCGTTCGGTGCCCCCGGGCGGCTTGGGTTCTCTCATATCAGGCCAGGGGGCCCATTACTCACGATACGTACGCCTCGACGACGGCCGCCGTTTCGAGGTACGCGACTCGCTGAAAAAATTCCCCGGAACCACTGTCGCCGCCCTTGCGAAGATGTACGGACACGAGGTAGGCAAAGGCGAGATTGACTACACCGCCGAGCGACCCAAAGGGTACCGACCCACCGACGAGGAATGGGGCTACGTCAAAACCGACGTCGCGATCGTACGCACCGCCCTACGGGTGGCCGAATCGTTGGGCAACACCGGACTAACCATCGGTGGTGATGCTATGCACGAATACCGCTCAACCATGTACCACGGGAAGTTCCGCACCGTGTTTCCCCTACTCGATCGAGACCTAGACGACTGGGTGCGCCGCGCCTACCGTGGCGGTTGGACGTATATCAATCCCACCTATCAAGGGCAGATGCTCAACGAGACGGGCAGCGTGTGGGACGTCAATTCGATGTACCCGGCAGTCATGCATAGCTCATCGGGGAACTCGTTCCCCGTCGGGCCGCCGGTACGACTGGCCGCGGGGCAACTCACCTTGAAGGGCTACCCCCACACCATTGTCGGGGCCCTACTCGACGCAACGATAAAGCCCGGACACTACCCCATCATTCAGGTGAAAAATGATGCCCGCTATAACCCCGTGCAGTACCAAACCGAAGTAGCCGGGGTCGAGTGGTACGGGACCGAAGTCGATTGGGCGTTGCTCTATGACCAGTACGACGTCGAGATTCACGAGTGGATAGCAGGCTTCGCGTTTCGTGGGATCAAAGGCTTGTTCGACCGGTACATCGATAAATGGATGGAAGTCAAAGAGACCACCACCGGCGGCATGCGTACACAAGCAAAGTTCCAATTGAACAACTTATGGGGTCGCTTCGGTATCAACCCCCGCCACGCGGCCCGCTACCCGTCAATCGGGCTCGATGGTGCTGTGCACTATGATCTATCCCCCGAAGAGTACGACGAACCCTCTTATACGCCCGTAGCGGTGTGGACTACCAGCTACGGCCGTGATCGTGTGATACGGGCGGCCCAAAGTTTCGGGGAACGATTCTTGGCTGCCGACACTGACAGTTGCCACGTGCTCGGGGTCGATCCGGGCGGGCTTGAAGAGCACGAGACCAAACTAGGGGCATGGAAGCGCGAGGCCGTCTTCGACCAGGCCACCTACCTACGCGCGAAGGCATACGCCGAACGGGTGATCGGCAAAGACGGCACCACCGAAGTTGAAGCGCACGTCGCGGGCCTACCCCGCAAACTTCTACAAGGGGCCAGGGTCGAAGATATTACGATAGGGGCCCGGTATTCGGGGAAACTCGTACCTAAGCGCGTGGCCGGGGGCGTGATCCTCGTATCAACCGACTTCGAGATAGGCGAGCGGGACGCATGGGGGCACCGAAACTAGCCATGTATGCTTGGGCTTGCGACTGCCGAACTCTATACGCCGGGCGGAATCTCCAGGGGCCCAAAGCCCGATTTCGCTCACAAGGGCCAGGGATGGTGAGTGCAAGCTACGTGATCGGTTCGGAATAGTCCACCGGCAGAGCCCCCGATTCGTCGGGGGTTCTGCTACTATTCGGGGTATGGCCCTTTTGAACCGCAAACCGCGCAAACCCCGTGCGACGAGCACCCCCGCCAAGACGGACCCCGTCAAGGCGGAAACAACGACGTCGACCCCGACGCCAAATGAGGCGGAAACTGTCGCGCGCCTCACCACGTTTGCGCCGACCCGACGAGAGGACCCGGCGACCCCATGGCTCTAATGGACAAGATTCGCGTCCTTCTCGACGCCGAAGACGAAGCACTCATCGAGGCCCCGGCCGACGAGGAAGCACCCGCCGACGAGGAAGCACCCGCCGACGAGGAAGCACCCGCCGACGAGGAAGCACCCG